CCTTTAATTCTTGTTGCTCAATATATCCTCTTTTCTTGCCTTTACACTTTAAATAAAACATTGTGCTTAGTGGATTGCCTTTTGCTATCTGTTTATGCAATTGACTTTCTGCAAAGTCCAAAGCAACATTCTCTATTTCTTTTACTGCCTTTTTATAGTCCTTATCTTTTGAGTACCATTCATAATGAGTAGACCTTGCTATGCCAACTTGCTTACACGCTGATGTTATTACACCTAAATTCTTTTCAAGTGCTTCTAACATTGCCTTTTTTAATATGTCCGAATTTGTTGTCATTTTTTTTATTTGAGCGTGGAGATGGAATCGAACCTCTCCTTTAAACTGGAATGTTTAATGTGCAACCCTTACACTATCCACGCTTGTTGTTTTCCTTTCTTGCAAAGATACTTTTTTTCCTTTATACATACCTGCTTCCATTTCATCTATTTTGCTAAATGGTAATATTGGAACGGTTATTTTGCAAGTTTTGTCTATTAGGTAAATATAAGACAACATAACACCTTCTAATTGTTTCCAATTACTGTCCTTTTTTGTCATTGTGTGATAAAACTGCATATCCTGCATTTTTTGCTTTGTATGCACATTTTCCCACATTGAAGTATTCTTTTTTATTTTTATTAGATTAAATCCACTTGCCCTATATATTGTACCATCACCACATTGTGTACCATCTGCAAAACTTATTATCCATTTTATTTGTGGTGCATTTTTTTTTATTAGCTTTATACTAATTGCAATACATCTACTTTCAGAATACTTTGGTAAATAATCATCAAACGCCATTCTGTTTAATTCAATAAATTCATTCCATCCAGTACCTTCTACTAAGTTAATTGTACCTTTTTTATTAATACTTGGTCCATAACTTATTACTCCGTGCAATTTTTCATCTAAAAAACATCCAAAATGCAAACTACTATTTGGAACTACTTTGCCACTATAATGGTGCTTTTTTACAAACTCATTAGCAATTTTACTCGGTATTACTTTAACTATGATTTCTTTTGCTCTGCCCATTGCATTATTATTAAATATAAAGCATTACCATTACTGTTTTCATTTCCCATAGTTTCTGCATACTTATACTCTTCGGTTTCTTTAATATCCTGAATAGCGTTTTTAATTTGCTCAGCTTGTTCATCTGCCAGTGTAAATGTCATTTGTTGAAATGGTGCTTTGTCTCCATCGGGCAAACTAAAATCAGTTCCTAATTTATCAGCGTTTAAATCAAATCCTGGTAAATCTAATCCCCACTCTTCTAAACTTTCAGCATCCCATTCATTAGCTAAAACATCCCAATCCCATTCACCAAAACCTACATTGTCTTTAATTATAAATTCCTTTTGTTGTTCTTCGGTTAATTCACTTGCTTTTACTATTGTTACTTCTTTTAAACCAGCTTCAATACAAGCCTTGTGTCTCATGTTGCCACCGAGTATAACCATTTCATCATTTACAATAATTGGTCTTAACTCAAGCATTTGCGGAAACTCCTTAATAGACTTAACTAATTTATGGAACTTGTCATCCTTAATTAATCTAGGATTGTTTGGATTGCTTTTAATTGCGCTTATTTTAACCTTTTGTATATTCATCTATATATCTATCTAAGTACCACTTTGCTTTTAATAAGTCCTCTTTAAGTTTAGTTTTGTCTTTTTTACCTGCTCTGCTAATATATTTTACTACATTGCCTAAATGAAAGTTTAAATCCCATGATTCAATTACTTTTATAGCTTCGTGGGTGTTTTCTTTACCTCCGTAGTGTTCAGGATTGTTTACTGATTCCATCTTTGATTGTTGCTAATAAGTATTCAAGTAATTGTCTTCTACATTCAGAGCACCCTAAGTTAAAAGGTTTGTTTCCTAACTTAATTGCTATTTCGTTTAATTCAGTCCAGTTAAATGTAGGTGAATAATTCTTACCCATTGATTCCCAATTTAACAAAGATTGCTTTATTTCTTCTGTCATAAGTACCTATCGTTAATTCGTTCAAAGAGAGAAGCTATTAATGCAAAGGTAAAAGGAATAGTCAATAAATCAAAATAAGTCGTAAAGTTAATTATTTGATAAATTAAGAAACTCCAATAAGTTAAGCAAAGCGGACAAGTAAAAGGTTTACGATGTAACCAAATAGGTTTAGGGATAAACTTTGCTATTATGTATGTAGTTGCTAGTAGTTGTATCATTGAATGTTAAAACCTTTTATGTTTATTTCAGGTATTTCATGTTTTGTGCTTACAATAGTTGCCCATGCTCCATCAGTTATTAAGTTTCTTCTGTAAGGAAATAAATGCCAAATCTTATCTAACATATATCCATAAGCTGCAGGTTCACTATCGTGAATAATCATGTAATCACAATTATCTTTTAACTTTTGAATGTCAATGTATCTTCTTTCTCCTGGTGAGTGGTCGATTAATATTACTGAGTATTGTTCGTGATTAATTGAATCCCAATCTGTTACATGATTAGCTTTATATTTATCTGCCCATTCTTTTGAGTAGTCGTAACTTATTAATTTACGCTTATCTGTTTTAAGGTATTGTTGAAGATAAGGTGTTGAGCCTTCGCCACATCCCATCTCTAAAACGGGTTCTGTTTGTCCTTTAGTTTGTTTTAAAGCCCACCAAAGTAATGGTCTGTGATTATCCCAATTTTGTACGTTTTCAATAAATTTACTCATTCTGTTTTACTTAATATGTTAATTGCTGCATCTAAATTAAAAGGTCTTACCATGTGTGCATCAATGGGGTTTTCTGTGTTTATTGTTTCTGCCCAATTAAATCTATCTATTCTTCCGAGTGCAAGTCCAAATCTGTTTTCACGACCTCTTAAAATAGAGTTTACATTTTCTTTTTTTAGTTTTTCTGTGATTATATCTTGATCTACTTGCCACCATTGTTCCCAATTATCACTACTTGCTTGTTCGTATTTATCTAATAGACTTTCTATTTGTGGCATCAGTTCACTGTCTGTTATATTCATTATTCGCTTCCATTCGTTACTATGCATAGCAATATAACAAATAGGATAATGTCCGTAACCTGTTAAGTCATGACCATAACAAGTTATTTCATTTTCATTTGGATGCCAATAGTCAGAACATGGCATCATGTCCCCATCAGCAGTCATTATAAGACCTTCAAAACAATAAGCACCAAATAAACGTGACACCTGCACCAATGTTTCATCTCTGTATTTACTTTTACCTTCTAAAAAGAAAAAGTAATTATCATTATCATAAATAGCTTCAAATGTTTTTGGATTACCTCTTAAAAAACATATTACCTTCCATCCTAAATTATTCCATGCTTTACAAACAAAAGGAATGTATTGATAATAATCAGGATTATCATTTGCGCTTACTACAACGTATTTATTCATTTGCCCAATAAAATATGTGTTTATATTCTTTTTCTAATTCTTTGTATTCGTCTTTAAATTCATCGTATCTGTTTAAAAACTTAATCATTGGTGCTTCATACCATCCTGCTGCTCCAATATGTCCACAAGTATCATTTGTCTGCCTGTAGACTTCTTTAACATTTTCCAATGGTTCATCATTAAATGAATTTCTGTAACCACTTAAAAAGGTGTTTGGCATTCCTAAAATATAATGCTGTAAAATGCTTTCAGTTCCATGAGCTGCATAAATCGGGTACAATTTTGCATTCAATGTCTCCTGGTCTGTTCCTTTATTATTGTAATCACGATTATCTAAAATGCTTTCAAAACTTGGAAACTTATCTTTAACATGCTTAGTTAATCCTATCATTCCACCCATTAAAGGTATATTATGAGAAATTGAATCAGTAATTGCATGAAGTACTTTAGGTGAGTTTTCCCATTCTTTTACCATTTGAGCTTCACGATATGTCAAAGGACTATCAGTATCTCTGCAAATAATTCTTTCAACTCCTTGCTCAAAAATAGGTAATAATCGCCATAACATTGCCTTACATAATGGTTCAGTAGGTAATACTTTAAATACTACATTGTACTGTTTCCACCTATTAAATAAACTTTCAAAATGCTCAAAAGTTTTTTCATCAACACAAATGTGTATTCTCCAGTCAGGATAAATACAGCGAGCGAGACGAATATTAATCCACATGCCACGAAGATAGGAGCTAAAATCAAAGCAATTATGTTCTCTCTTACCATAGCCAAAAAGTGCATAACTAATATATTTCATTTGTTTGATATGTAATTATAGTAATAAAGAACCTCATCAATATAAGTTTCTTTTTTTAATAGTCCACTTTTATTTATTTGAGTTGCCCAGTCTGTATCTTCACCAAAGTTTATTTCAGGAAATTTAAATTGTGATGCTATTTCTCTTTTAATAACGTTTAAGTGATTAGGGTATCTCTCGTATGTAATAATACTAGATGTTGTTTTGTATTCGCTGTATTTTATGGAATGTTCAAAAAATTTAGGTGCTTGACCATCCATTGTAATAATTCCTTTTAGACTTACACAATCAGGTTTATTTTGTAATGCTTTTAAAACAAGTCTTAAATAATTATTTGCTATTTTATCATCATCATCAATAAAACATATATACTCACCATTAGCAGAAGCTAACAAATCATTTCTTTTTTGTCCTATTGTTTTTTCATTTTTAGGTGCGTTATCTGTTATAACCTCAACTAGACCGAATGCATTTTGCATTTCTATCTGAAAATTAATTTCAAAAAAAAGTTTACTAAATAAATTAGAACGTTCAGGTAATGTTGGTATTAAAATAGATAGCTTCAAATGTTGTGATATTTTGGCTTGTTTATTATTAAATGATCCTCTAAAAAATAGTTTTCTGATTTTCTGTATTTGAATAAATGGTAATCGCTTTGCCACATTTCTTGACTTTCTGTTTTTCTGTATTGTTCATCGTAATCAGCTAATCCCCATGC